CTGTCCGCCATCGACGGAAGGGGGGCACTGTGATGAAGCGACCCCTCAATTCCGTTCTGCTCCTTAACGACGACGGTGTGCGCGGTCTCGTAGGTCCGATGCAGGATTTCGGCGCCGTGTCGCTGTCGATCTTCTCCGGCCAGCCCACGTTGACTTTGCACGTGACCATCGACGCAAGCCGCGCCCGCGAGCTGGCTGCGCTGCTGGTGCTGGCTGCTGACGCTGCGGAGGTGGCCCATGGCTGACGCTATCAAGATCCACCGGGGCGAGCTGTCGTGCTGGGTGACGCGGACAACGCCGCGCGGGCGTTACCTGTCATCGTCAATGTTCGATGTGCCCAGCGAGGGCGCCGAAGACGGCTACGTGACGGGTGCTCGGCTGGCACTTGAATTGGTGCGCCTGATGCGCAGTGCTTCACTCGATCAGCGTCACGCCATTGGCTATCGCGTATGGGAAACCTGTTGCGAAGCCGCCTCGGTGCCGCGTGATGACGGGCGCAGATGGGCTGCATGGGGCCTGCTTGTGACGATGAATGGCGTGCTGCTGGGCGGCATCTTGCACACGGAAAGCGAGGCCTACGCGGCCGAGCGGCTGGCCGATGCCGAGAGAAATCGCGCCTATATGGCCGCGCGTGACGCCAAGGCGCGAGCCGACTTTGTGCAGCGCATGCGGTCGGCCAGAGCCGCCAAGCGCCAAGAGACTGCAGCGCAAGGGGGCCAGCAATGAGCGCCGGCACCACACTGACTTTCGAGCAGGTCGACTCGATGTCGATGGCGCTGGACAAGGCGATGGCGGTTGCCTGCCTGCGGACCACATCGAATGACACCAGCACCGACACGTCGTCATCCGCTGGGCTGCTGCTTGGCGATCTGATCATGCAGGCGCGTTCCGTGCTGACCGCAGCGCTGGGAGAGCAGCAATGAGCGCCGGCGCACAAGAGCGGTCCATCTCAATGGGCGACGTTTCCATCGAGGCCGAGTGGATTGCAGAGCTCGCTGTCGCGGCGGTGAGTTTGTGCGATTCGAGCAACGACGGGAGCCGGCGGCAGGCAGGCATCTTCGCCCAGATCATCGAGCGCTTGGCGATGGACCTTGCGGTGCGTGCTGGGGCGCAATCTTGAGCGCCGGCATGGTTGACTTCTTGGCCGCGATGATCGACGCCGGCATTGAGCCGCATGGAGATCTGCAGCTGATCGAGGGCGCGCTGCAGCGCTTCCGGGTAAGGGGCGACAAGTCCGGCAGCCGCAACGGGTGGGCCGTTTTCTACGGGGGCCCGGCCCCGGCCGGGTCCTTCGGATCATGGCGAACAGGCGAATCGCACACCTGGCGCTGTCGTCCACCATTGAACGAGACGGCCGGCCAGCGCGCCCAACGTCGGCGCCAGCAAGAGGCCGTGCGCGCCCATCGTCAAGCCGCTCAGGTGGAGGTGTATGCGGCAGCCCGCGAGCGAGCGGCACGCCTGTGGCGCACGGCCAGGCCGGCGACCGACGCGCACCCCTACCTGCGGCGCAAGAGCGTGCACTCCTACGGCCTGCGCCAGCTGCGTGACATGCTGGTGATTCCGGCCCGCGACGCGCACGGCACGCTGCACACCTTGCAGTTCGTCGGCGCAGACGGCACGAAGCGGTTTCTGACCGGTGGCCGGATCGAGGGCTGCTATTGCAGCATCGGCACCATCGCGCAACGCCTGTACCTGGCGGAGGGCTACGCCAGCGCGGCAACCGTGCACCAGGCCACCGGCGACGCCGTGGCCGCGTGCTTCTCGTGCGGAAACCTGAAGGCGGTGGCCCTGGCGCTGCGAGCCAAGTTCCCCGCCCTGTCCCTGGTCATCGCGGCCGACAACGACGCGGCCACGCCCGGCAATCCGGGCGTGAAGCATGCCTTTGAGGCGGCGGCTGCAGCCGGCGCACTGGTGGCGGTGCCGGACTTCACGGTGGTTAACCAGTGACCCTCACCGACTACAACGACTTGGCCGAAAAGGTGGGGCCGGCCGAGGTGAAGCGGCAGTTGGAGAGGGCTGCCGCAGCCCATCCAGGCGGTCCTACAGCAGCCGAGAAGGACAAGGATGGGCCTGCACCACTCGGGCCACCGTCAATGCCGCGCGAAGGTTTCCCTGGCATCTTGCGCGAGGTGGTAGACGCGGCTTGTGCCAGCAGCGAGGCGCACCCCGTTGCCGTGGCGGCGAACTTCATTGCCTGGTTCGCGTGCTGCATCGGCCGTGGGCCGTTCCAGCGCATAGGCGACGCCGTGATCCACGCCCGCCCCTACATGCTGATCTGCGGCAAGTCGGGCAAGGCGCGCAAGGGCACGGCAGAGAACACCGCACGCGAGGTCTTTCGGCGGGCCGACGCCATCTTGCGGCAGCAGCTGTGCAACAAGGACGTGCTGAGGTTCCATGCCGGCGGCATGAGCACTGGCGAGGGCATCGCCTGGGCGATCCGCGATGCACGGGAGGCCGACGACAAGGGCAAGGGCGGCGACGACGGCATCCACGACAAGCGCCTGGTGGTGATCGAGCCCGAGTTCGCCAACGTGCTGGCCCAGGTCAAGCGCGACGGCAACACCTTGTCGCCCGTGGTGCGCAACCTGTGGGACGGCCGGGACATTGAGCCCATGACGAAGACGGCGCAGACCAAGGCCAGCCACCCGCAGGTGGTGATCGTGGGGCACATCACCGGCTTCGAACTGCGCGAGAAGTCCACCGAGAACGATGCAGCCAACGGGTTGCTGAATCGCTTCATCCTGCTGTACGTCTTCCGGCCGAAGCTGGTGCCGCTGCCCGAGCCCACGCCCAGCGCCTTGCTCGACCGCCTGGCTGGCCGACTTGCCGAGGCGATCCGCTTTGCCAGCCGCGACAACGTGCACGGCCGCAACACCCACGAGGCGGCCATGACGCCCGAAGCACGCGACGTGTGGCGCGAGCTGTACCCACAGGTCACCCGCGACCGCGACGGCAAGGGCGGCAGCCTGCTGGCCCGCAGCGAAGTCTATGCCCGCATGTTGGCAATGATCTTCGCACTGCTGGACTGCCGCAACGACATCGAGCCATGCGACCTGTTGTCGGCCATGGCATGGGTGAACTACTGGCATCACAGCGTGAGCTACGTTTTCCAGACCGAGGAAGACGAAGACGGGCTCGACCCATTCACGACCGAGGTGCTCGCGCTGGTGGTGTCCCGGCCCGGCATCAAGCTCAGCGAGGTGCAAGAGCACTGGAACCGCAAGCGGACTGCCCAGGTGAAGGCCAGTCTTGAACGGCTGCTGAGCCTGGCGCCCCCGCTGCTGACATGTGAGGAAGACCGATCCACCGGCGGCCGGGTGGCACGGCGCTACTACGCCTGCGCTCGTGAGGTGATTTAGGTGAGATTGGCGATGAATGAGCATCCATGCGGTTCAGAGCGGCGAGCTAGCAGCGAGATTGAGCGAGATATCTCCACCACTGAAAACACACCAAGCAGGCTTAGCGCGCCAACAGCGCCGCCATCCTCGCCACGTAAGTTGTTGTCGTTGTTCATCAATCGCCAATCTCACCAAAATCACCAGGGTGCATGTGTGAGGCAGTCGAATGGCCCGTGGCGCGGCATCTGGCCGGCGCCCCGTTGCACCCCGTACCAGGTTCCGCCGATGTGCGGCGGGTCCTCCCTGGGTCGGCAGGACGCGGGTAATTCGGGCCCCGATCGCGGACTGTTGCGCAGGGTGCTAAGGGGGGCGAAGTGGACCTGAACGTGAGGATCCTGCAGAAGGACTTCGCCGAGCTGGTCGGCGTGAGTGAATCGACCGTGAGCGAGTGGGTCACCGAAGGCGTGCTTGCGCGTGGCGCATCCGGCCGAGAGTGGCTGCTGGCTTACTGCGCCAGGCTGCGAGAGCAAGCGGCCGGCCGCGCTTCGACAGGTCCGCTAGACCTGTCGCAGGAACGCGCTGGGCTGGCCCGTGCACAGCGCGAGGGCCAGGAGATGAAGAACGCCATCACACGCGGCGAATACGCGCCTATCGGCCTGCTGGCCGACGTCCTGGCCATCGCTTCGGCCGGCGTGGGCGACCGCATGGACGCCTTCCCTGGGCAGCTGCGCAAGTTGTGCCCAGGCTTGCCTCCCGTGGCGATCGAAGCCATCAAGCGATGCATGGCGTCCGCCCGGAACGACTGGATCAAGTCCACATCCGACCTCGTGGTGCAACGCATTGACGAGCTGTCCGGCATCGACGCCGATCCGTCCGCCGACGACATCGGTTCGGACCTCGAGGCCGGCTCGGAATCGACGAGCGGCGAAGCACGATGACCGACCCCTTCGCTCACATGGCACTGGCCCTGGCGGGCACGGCGCCGCCGGTCATCGCCAGCCCCGCCGAGGCCACCGCCGCCAGGCTGAGCCGCGCGGCCGAGGTGCTGCGCTCTGCCGGCGAGCCTGAGCTGATCGAGCTGGCCGAAGGCATCGAGCAGTGGCTGGCGTGTGGCGGCAACCTGGCCGAGCTGCTGGGCGTCAGGCCACGGCGCGGCGGGCGCAACGACCTGCCGGCGAACGCTGCGGCCGAGCACACCAAGCGCGTGGCCTTGCGCAACATCGTGCAGACCTTCGGGCTGGTCGACGTAAGCCCGAGCATGGCCGCAAAGTGGCTGGCCTTGATGCTGTCCCGCCCAGTGATCGGCGCCCGGCTCGCTGGTCAGTTCTCCCCAGGCGTCGAGCTGCCGAAGTCGGAGAGGCAACTGCGGCGCCTGATGAAGGGCATGGACACGAAATCCTGATTATTTGTCCATCGGTAACTTTGCGGCATCGTGGCCGCATGCAAAACCAAGCCCCTCCCACGCTGTACCTGCGCATCGACGGCACCCTGATGCTGGCGCGCTCAGACGGCACCGACATCGAGATGCAGCTGGCGCCGAGTCAGCTTGTTCAACTCGGATTCGACTTCCTGCAGGTTGCCATAAAGCTGCAGCCCGCGTGCCTGCCCGAGGTGCTGCACGCGCTCGAGCACACGACGGTGATGGTCCCCGTCGATACCCCGGAGGCCGCGCCGTGCCAGCTGTCGCTCAACTGACCCGCAAGGCCAGCTTCGGCGCTGTCGACCTGGCCGCCCGCACCGTACCTGTCGTGGTGAGCACCGGCGCCCCGGTCAAACGCTGGGACGGCTGGGAAGTGCTCGACCTGGCCCGCGTCGACCTGTCGCGCGGCGATCTGCCGCTGATCGAGGGGCATGACGCCATCCGCGTGAACATCGGCCAGGTGCGCCGCCTGCGCGTCGAAGCTGGCGCGCTGCGAGGCGATGCCGTCTTCGGCATGTCGGCCCGCGCTGACGAGCTGCTGGCCGACGTGCAGGCCGGCATTGTCACAGGCGTGTCGATCGGCTACGCCTACACCGACACCGGCACGCCCGTGCAGATGCGCGACGGCTCGCCCGGCCTGAGCTTCGGCTTCCAGCCTCACGAAGTCTCGATTGTTTCCGTGCCGGCCGACATCGGTGCCGGCTTCAACCGTTCACACCCTGGAGGCCTCATGCCCACCACTGCCACCACCACCGCGCCGCAAGAGGCCGAAATCCGCGCCCTGTGCCGTTCGCTGCCCGAAGGCTTCGCCGATGCACTTATCGCCACCGGCGCCACTATCGAGAAGGCTCGCGCCGCCGTGCTGACCGAGCTGGCGCGCCGCGACACCGCTGCCGGCGGCCACCTGAACGTGCGCAGTTCCTACCTCGAGCGCACCGTCACCGCCGACGCCGCGAGCCAGATGGTCGACGCCCTGGCCGCCCGGCTCAACGTCCGCAACATCGACCTGAGCGGCAACAGCTACCGGCACTCCCGGCTGAGCGACATGGCGCGCGACTGCCTGGAACGCGCCAACGTCCGCACCGGCGGCATGAGCGTCGATCAGCTGGTCAAGCGCGCGATGACGACCAGCGACTTCCCAGAGCTGCTGATGGGCACCGGAAACCGCGTGCTTGCGCAGCGCTATTCAACCTTCACCGGCGGTCTGCGCAAGATCGCGCGCCAGACCACGATTCGGGACTTCCGCGCCAAGAGCGTGCTTCGCCTGGGCGAGGCCCCCGCCCTTCTCAGGGTCAACGAACACGGCGAGTTCAAATACGGCGCGCGCGCGGAGTCCAAGGAGTCTTACCAGCTGCGCACCTATGGCCGCATCTTCTCGCTGAGCCGCCAGGCCATCGTGAATGACGACCTGGGCGCCTTCGAGGACATGATCAGCGCCTTCGCGCAGTCTGCGTATAACCTCGAAAACGAGCTGCTAATCTCGCTGCTGACTTCCAACTCGGCGGCCGGCCCGACGATGCAAGACGGCGTTGCGCTGTTCCACGCGGCCAGTCACGGCAACCTGGCCACCGGTGGCGGCAGCGCGCTGCAACTGTCCAGCTTGGCCACGGCCCGCAAGGCTCTGCGGCTGATGAAGGGCCTGGACGGCACGACCCCGGTCGATTTGACGCCGCGCTATCTGGTGGTGCCGGCCGCACTGGAACAGACCGCGCTGCAACTCACCAGCACGGGCTATCAGCCCGCCGTGACGACCGAAATCAACACCGCCGGCCAGGCGCTGGAAGTGGTGGTCGATCCTCGGTTGGATGCGATCAGCACAACCGCCTGGTACCTGGCCGCTTCGCCCGAGTTCGGCACCGTCGAATACGCCTACCTCGAGGGCGCCGAGGGTCCGCAGGTAGACAGCGAACTCGGCTTCGACGTGGACGGCGTGTCTTACCGCTGCAAGCTCGACTTCGGCTGCGGCATCGTCGACTGGCGAGGTCTGTACCGCGCGGTCGGCGCCTGATGCAGGACGTGGCGCGCCAGCGAGAAGGCCGCGCATAGCGGCGCGCCCGGGGGCATCTCAGTTGTGGGCCCCCACCATGCCGGCCAGGCGCATGAGCGGCACGTGTCCACGTGCGACTCGTGCAAGCGCCCCCGCCCAGGCACACCACGCCGCCACCGGGGTGCATCCACACCAACACTTGAATGCCACCATGCCACGCACCGCCGAGACCATGTTGCAGTCCCTGGCACGCACCTCGCTGTCGCGCGGGTTCTTCGGCCCTGTCTGGGACTGGAACGAGCACGCGGCCGGGTATCGCCTGATGCTGGACGCGGTGCTGGCGCGCGGTGACCTGGCGCAGACGCTCATGCTGGCTGCATCCGCCGACGAGGGGCGCGGCCCCATGGCCGTTGACCAACGCACCGGCGCGATGGACGCGCTGCTGGCCTGCCTGGGCGCGATCAACGCCGGTGGCAAGCACCTGGCCGTCACCGGCCGGGCTGCTGGCTTCGAGCTGGCTACTGCCGCCCTTCAAGACGCCACTGGCGAGCGCCGGCGCGCGCTGTTGCGCCTGACGCCACCGGAGCAAGGCGCCGATATGCTGGGCTGGCTGCTGATGGCTGCCCAGGCTGCCGGCCCCTACCTCAAGCGTGCCGACCCGCCCGCACCGCCGCCGGCGCAGCACCTGGCGGTAAACCTGACCGCGGCGCTGCAGCTGCCTGAAGGGCCTTTGCCGATGGCCATCATCAGCCAGCCGTCGACCCGAAGCGTCCAGACCGTGGAGCGCGACGAGAACGACGAGATTGTTCGGACCGTGACCAACACCAACCCTGCGTCATTCGATGAGCCGTAACCCGCCGCTGCCAGCCCGTGAGGAGCGGAGGATTCGGCACTTCCATGCTGAAACCTCGGCCGAGCTAGACCGCCTCGGCGCTGGCCTGGAAGAGCGCCGGCACCTTGCCGAGATGGTCGCCGCGTTGCGTCATCGAGCATGGGCGCGGGTATTGGCGCGGCTGGAGAACGCGCCCGACATGGGACATTGATCGATTGGACGCCGGCAAGCGGCAGACCGACGGCGGTATCCTGCCCCTGGCCGCCGCTGAGGGTGTACCGAGGGCCAAAATGATGGTAAAGCGTGGGGTAAAACTGGCATGCAAGGCGTCAGAGCTAGCATTCATGCGGGCTTTTGGCCGACATTGGATTCACTTCACCCGCTCCAGACAAGCCAATCAGGTCCACCCAGGACCACGCAAGCCCCCTAAGAAATCAACAACTTATGGGGCTTTTTCATTGCAGGTCCGCGCATGAGGGCGCATTGCACCGCAAGCCAAAGTAGGGGTAAAACGCGGGGTGTCTGTTTACCCCACGTACTGGCGTTGAAATTACCCACTTTGCCCATGCTGACCGATGCAGACTGCCGCAATGCCTCCTGCGCCGAGGGCCAGGCCAAGCGCCGCTTGACCGACTCCGGCGGGCTGTTCCTGGAGGTCACGCCCAACGGCTCCAAGCGCTGGTTCTGGCGCTACGCCATGGGCGGCAAGCCCCGTTCGCTGCCGCTGGGCAGCTACTGCAAGCCGGGCAACAGCACCGTACTGATGAGCCTCAAGGCCGCCCGCGCAGCCCGTGACGAGGCGCGCAAGCTGCGCCAGGCCGGGGTGGACCCGATCCAGCAACGCAGAGCCGACCGCCTGGCCGACGACACGCGCAACGCCACGTCGTTCGAGCTGGTCGCCCGCGAGTTCCACGCCACCCAGCGCGAGGCCTGGAGCCCGGGGCACGCCGACAAGTGGATCCGAACGAGCGAGTTGCACCTGTTCCCTCATCTGGGCACGCTCTCGCTCACGACGATCAACGCCCCGATGCTGCTGGGCGTGCTGCGCCTGGCAGAGCGCAAAGGCATCCTGAGCACGGCGCACGACCTGCGCACCATGGCCGGCCAGGTCTTCCGGTACGGCATCCAGACAGGCCGCTGTGCGGGCAACCCGGCGGCCGACCTGGGGCGCGCCATCAAACCGCACGTGCAGCGGCACTTCCCGGCCATCGTCGACCCGTCCAAGGCCGGCGAGCTGCTGCGCTCCATGTCGGCCTACACCGGGACGCCGGCAACCCGGGGGGCCTTGCTGCTGTCGGCGCTGCTGTTCCAGCGGCCGGGCAACATCAGGGCCATGGAGTGGGCCTGGGTGGACCTGGCCAACGCCGTGCTGACCATCCCGCCAGCGTCGATGAAGCGGCGCGTGGAGGGCAAGCTCAACGGCCGGCCCCACCTGGTGCCCCTGGCGCGGCAGGCCCTGGCCATCCTCGCCGAGTTGCAGCCGCTGACCGGGCATGGCCAGTACGTGTTCCCCAGCGCGCGGACAGGCGAGCGCCCCATGAGCGACGGCACGCTGAACGCCGCGCTGCGGCGGATGGACTACGGCAGTGACGAGCACGTGAGCCACGGCTTCCGGGCCATGGCGAGGACCTTGATCGCCGAGAAGATGCCCGACGTTGAACCTGATGTCGTTGAGGCCCAACTCGCGCACGGCAAATCCGGCCCGCTGGGCATGGCCTATGACCGCAGTACCTACATGGACCAGCGGCGCCAGTTGATGCAGGTGTGGGCCGATTTTGTCGACCGGCTGCGCGATGGCGGCCAGGTCATCCCGATGCCGACCAAGACGGCATGACGCGCCCCTGACTGGGCGAAAAATCGTCTCACGTCTTCCCTAGATTTGAGACAGCCGGCTAAGCACGATTGCGCCCTCAACTCTATGGGGCGCACATGAGCGCAGTGAGCACCGCAGCCGAGAAGGCTGCAATCAGGGCCAGCGGCAAGCTGGCAAAAATCGTCCCAACTTTGCCTAGAAGTGGGACGGTGTCCTCGACACCATCACGCCATCCACCCAGGAAGGCGCCCATGGACGCAGTTAGCACCACAGCCGAACAGGCTGCAACCAAACCCGGCCGCAAGCCGATTCAGCAGCCGCTGCACGCGGCGCAGATCGCAGACGCCTTGCTGAAGATGAGCACGGCCGCCGCGGTGGCCGGGCTGTCCGAGGCCACGCTGTACCGCAAGGCCGCGACCGACCCGACGTTTCCGCGCCTGGTCAAGATGGGCGCACGCTGCACCCGCATCCGAGCCGGCGACCTGACGGCCTGGCTCGCTGCACAGGCGGGAGCGTGACCATGCCCAACGCCATCACCGTCGGGGCCGCAGCCCCGGGGCCAGTCACGCCCGGTAGAAGTGACGAAGGCCTGACCGTTGCGAGCGGGCAGGCCTTCAAGGGGCAAGAGACAACAGACAGCCGCGATTGTGCCGAAACGGGCGCAGTCTGCAAGTCGTTCACCACGTTGCAGGCCCGCCTGGGCCGGGCTGGGTTCTCGCTGTTCGAGCTGGCCGACAACACGTTCTTGGTCACGCGCTGGGGGCTGGTCAAGCCTTGCGCGGATCTGCGGGCGGTGGCGCTGTTCCTGCGGCACGTGGGGGTGTCCTGATGATCGGCATCGACACTGGCCGCAGTGCTGTGGCACACTGGACGCAGGTGCTTCAAAACACCTCAGATTCCGCGGATAGCCGCCCCGTCAGTGCGGCTTTGTCACGCCCATATTCCGTCAGGTTTCGGGCTGGCAGATGGGCCATTGCGCGAGCGTGGCCGCACGGCGGAATCCGTGTTTTGAACATCCTGCCAGCCCACCCGCTGCCGCTTCAAAACGGCGCGGCGGGTGGTTCTTCGATGCTCATTCCGGAGCCCGAGACCATGACGACCCTCAACGCCGGCAAGCCCGGCACCGCTGCTGCATCCAGCAGCTTCACCCCTCCCCACTACCTGCGCCGCCTGGCGCGTCAGCTCGTGCTGCGCGCTGCGCTGCGTGGCCGCCTGTCCTGGCACGTGGCCTTGCCGCTGCTGTCCGC